GGTATTTTTTCCCTTTTGAGTCATCATGTTTACATCTTCTGCAGCCAAGACTGGAAGGAGACGTGCAAGCACTGCGAAAAAATCTGAAGACGAACTCGTAGTTGACCGAGTTCCAAACCTAATTGACGGAAGCATTTCATCTGGACCAATCTCTACAGGACCAGACAGTGATCAGAATAACAAGAAGAAGCTGCCAAATCCATTCGCCCCTAAAATTAATAACTTAGGAAAGGATGGGCAAACTATTGAGCAAGGTTCGATGTTGGAGAATAAATCCAGAGAAAATGAAGGAGACGGAGGCAGTCCTGAATGTGTTACCCCAAACCATACAGATATCGGCACATCACTCGGCCAAGTTACCACTAAAGGTAATGAATGCCACGATAAGTATATTGGAAGAGGATCTCCACCAAATGAAAGAGGAGGTTCTCGACCTAGTCAAGAAAGAGGAGATAGCTTTGTAGCTATCAAATATCCGTCCATGTTGACCACATTAGCAGTAATGCTAAATTATGATATTCACAATTTGTATGAATTTATGATGGCAGTCTTAAACGTCACTAAAGAGCTGAACGACCCGAACGTTCTAGTTGAACGTGCTGTATTTGATGCCATGCAGTATAGCAGATCAAGAGGAATTGGGGATCGTGAATCTTATAGTATGTTTTGTTATATGATCCATGGATACGCAAGTCTGATGCGTCTGGCGGAAGAGCCATGGTCAGATGGAGTATCATCAAATGAGTCTGAGATTCATATCAAAGCTAGTGATATGAAGAAGAGTGTGGGAGTAACTTTGACGGTCAAGCCTAATAGTCTTTGGGTATGCAACAAAAATGATTTTGCCAGGTTGATATGTATTTTTACATTGCCGGATGATATTATAGCTTTCCTACGTACAGATGGGGAAGATTGTTATGGAGGATCAAATATTTATGTTGGTTTGGACATTTCCAAGCCACCATATATTCCATTACGAGACGTGGAAGAACCTTAATCCTCTACGACTATGCGTTAGTCGTATTGGACGCTGGGATTGCAACTTTATCCTGGCATTTGGATCATTAATTGACAGTTAACACGTTGACATCTAGTCTTTTGCAGATTTTGTATACGTCATTCGAATTGAGGTGGATGGTCCGTCCTAATCAAGGAGGATGGTTGACGTAGGCGTTGTGGCGGCGCTGGGGAAAATAAATGAT